ATTGCCCGCTTCGCTTTACAATTTGCGAATGCCGGAGGGGTGGCCGAGTGGTCGAAGGCGCACGCCTGGAAAGTGTGTAGGCGGGGAACCGTCTCGAGGGTTCGAATCCCTCTCCCTCCGCCACGACTAAGTCATTGATATTAAACAATAAAATAACGATCCGGCAGGATTCGAACTAGGCCCGTACTTTCCGGGGATTAGCGTCGTTGCGGTCGGCGTGCCCGTGACCAGAGACCGCTCCGGTGCCGAAGATTTTGGCCGTTCACGCCAAAAGTCTCTTACGCCACTTTTGGTGGTACGAAAGTCCGGTCGGACTTCGCGACAAACTCCGGATCTCGGTGAGCGATTTCAGATCAGTCCGAGGCCATCGATCTGCTCAGTCCATGCTGTCGGTAGCCGTCCCTCGATCATGAGGCGGTTCGCCGTTAAATCAGGCGGCTGGCGACCTTGCAGAATGGCTTTGGTGATGTCCGGCGCGAGGAAACTCAGCTTCAGCACTCGAGAGAAGTACGACGGGCTGAGATTTGCCAGGGCGGCGATCTCTGCCATTTTCATGTCAGGCGTTGACCGGTCGAGCAGCCTCCGGCAGCGGTGGGCCTGACCGATCAGGCGGAGGAGGCTGCGATCAGCCTTTTGTTGGATTGGACCGAGCGCACTTCGCCCAGGCGCACCGGGCCCAAGCGAACCGGGAATGAGAAGCGTGTTAGACATTCCGGTGCGCTTGACCCATGCCGGTATGATCAGTGTGTCGGTCGGGCCGCCGATGTCCGACGACAGACCTTGCGTGTCGAGATCTGGTTTAATGATGGCGGGTAGCGCTGACAGCCGAACGGTCAGGTGCACCGATTGGGCGCGAACCTCTGTCCGCGCGATCAACGCTCGCAACAAAGCGCCTCGATGGCTTGCAGTCAGATCGCACCAACCGTCTGCCAGCTTGCTCGCATTTGCGATTGCTTCCTTGTGATTGGCCACAGTGCCCTCACTTGCCGCCTCGCGGATGTAGGCTGCGTCGCGGAGCATTACGCAGATGCGATCCTCGACCAACCTTTCGAGATCGGCGGCCGGCACGCGACAAGCGGCTGCCTCCGCCGTCGGCCGACCGCGTTTGATCAGGGATTGGCTGACATAATAGCGATAACGCGTACCCTTCTTGTTGGCATGCGTCGGTGACATCCGATCGCCTGCTTCGTCGAAAACCAGCCCGGCCAACAGGCTCGGGTCAGTCGCTTTTGACCGTGTGACGCGTTCAACCCGGTTTTCTGTCAGCGCCGCCTGCACCTCGTCCCAGAGCAACTGGTCAATAATGGCATCGTGCAACCCGGGATAGGAGCTGTCCTTATGGACGATCTCGCCGCGATAGATCCGGTTTTGTAGCATCAGATAGAGTGCGCCTCGGGCAAGCGGCTTGCCGCCGATCGCATGCCCGTCGCGATCTTTTCGCCTTTTGCTGACGATGCCGTCGCGGTCCAACGCGTGCTGCAGAGAGAGGACCGATTTGAGTTCGGCATACCGGCGGAAGATATGGCGTACGATCTCGGCCTCGACCGCGTTCACGACCAGTCTGCGATCACTCGTGTCGTTCGCGCCGACGACCGGAATATCATAGCCGAGCGGTGGGTTGCCACCCATCCACATGCCTTTCTGCTTCGACGCTGCGATCTTGTCGCGGATCCGTTCGCCGGTGACCTCGCGCTCGAATTGAGCGAAGGACAGCAACATGTTGAGCGTCAGTCGGCCCATCGACGTCGTGGTATTGAACTGTTGCGTCACCGAGACGAATGAGACGGTTCTGGCGTCGAACGCATCGACGATCTTCGCGAAGTCGTTGAGCGATCGCGTCAACCGGTCGACTTTGTAGACAACCACCGTGTCGACCCGGCCAGCCTCAATATCGACGAGCAGACGCCTCAAGGCTGGCCGTTCCATGGTGCCACCAGAGATCCCGCCGCCATTGTACATCTCGGGTATCGCAACCCATCCGACGCTCTTCTGGCTCAGCACATAGGCTTCGCAGGCCTCCCGCTGCGCGTCGAGCGAATTGAACTCCTGTTCAAGTCCCTCCTCAGACGATTTGCGCGTGTAGATGGCGCAGCGGATGACCGCTGCGCCGGTGGAGCGAGACCGTGTCTGGCGGCGGCTCATTGGGCTGCCTCCGACTCGCGTCGGCTACCAATTCGCTCGTTAATTCCGAAGAACCGTGGACCCGACCAGCGTGTGCCGGTGATTTCTCGGGCGATGAGCGACAGCGAGCGCCAGTGCTTGCCGTTCCACGTAAAGCCGTCTTCGAGAACGACGACCTCGTGGGTCTTGCCGCGCCATGCCCGGATGAGCTTGGCGCCGGGACGAAGTCCGATGCGCCGCGATTTCGCAATATCTGCCTTGGCCTCGAGTGTGTCGGCGAGCGCGTCCAGTTGCCGTTTCGTGGCCGCGCTATGCCCACCCAAAGCACGTTCCTGGATCTTCCAGGCGACACCGAGTTCGAGAAGATCCCTGTTCAAAAACTTGGGTGGATACTGTTTATAGAGCTGCCGCCATGCCGATCTCAGTTCGGCATGGCTCGTGTTACTGAGCGCTGCAACTTCCTTGGTTGCGCGCTCCTTATTTATTTCAGCAGGGTCCCGTATGGCTCAGCCTTTCCGCGTGGAAAGGCGATAGGCTTTGCGGCTGGCATGGGCATCAAGGTGGAAGTCAAAGCCCCGCGCTTTCAGCCGGCTCAGCGCGCCCAGAACTGAATTTCGTCGCCAGCCCGTGACTTCTACCAACTCATCAGCCGTGGCGCCGGACTTGGTTGCCAGCCGATCAACGATCTGACCGAGCTTGCCGCCAGGGCGATTAGAAATTATCAGACGCTGCGAAAGTGGTTTCCTGTCGGCGATCTGAATTCGTTGGCGGGACGATGTCGCCCCGGATTTGGCTGCATTCTTCATCTTGTCGTTCTCCAGGTTTGGCCGCGCTGAGTTGCGCCGCTTCAATGGCCGCGCGCTTCCAGCGGTGCCACCACCTGAAGCCCCGGCGATCGACGACCAGGGCGAGCCACACGAAGCCAGTTCAAGCCTCGCCGCCCAGACAGTACCGCTCTTATGGACGGCGAAGTCCAGAGATAAGGACGATCAAATGTCGGATTTCTCCAGCTTTAACCTGTTGATATTATTGGGCAATAACGGGGGCTTGGGCGTGGGCCAGAACAGCAGTACCGAGGGTTCGAATCCCGCTTCCTCCGCCATAAGTTTTGGAATCTCAACGATTATTTTGAATTCCCCGACGAGATTCGAACTTGTCCCGGTGTTTCCGCGGGTTCCGCGCGGCCAGACTGTGCGACGGGTCGCAGAGACCGCTTTGGTGCCGTTGTCAGGCCGCTGCACCCGAAAAAGTCTCCTATCGGGTTTCGAGCGGTACCACTGGCGACGGACGACGCCCAAGCTGTTGCAGTTCGGGGGGGGGGGAACGACGAACGCACCGTCGCGGGCGACGGCGGCTAGTGGCAGTTTAGTGGCCATCGTGATGCGGTTAGTCGAAACCGAACTGGCGACGTTGATCTGACCAGCAGCTGGCAAACTTGCCGCTGCTCATCAGCTTAATTGCACTGAACTCGGGCGGCTGAAGTCCTTGCAGAATAGCTTTCGTGATGTCCAGTGCCAGGAAGTTCAGGCGAAACACGCGGGTAAAGTAAGACCCGCTGACGCCCACTTCGGCTGCGAGATCCCGCATCGATCTGGCGTTGCTGTTCATGACCAGATCGTTGAAATTTCGCGCCTGAGCAATCAGCCTCTGTAAGCTGCGGTCATACCGTCGCGTCGGCTCAGATCCGAGTGCGCCCTGGATCAGCAATTTCGTTTCCAAGCCGGTTCGCCGCAATCGGGCCGACACCGATAGAACTTGGATCGGTCCTTCCGGCTTTCCCGGTAGCCGCCGGATGTCGAGATCGGGTTTCACCACGTCGGGCAACGCAGTGAGACGGATCGAGATCTCGATCGTCTCGGGCCGGATATCCACCCGCTCTACAAGCGCGTGCAGGATGCCACGCTTCGCGGACGCCGGCAGGGCGGGCCAGCGGCGCGCGAGGTTGGTCGCATTCTCGATCAGCGATTTGTGTGATGCGACGGTCGTGGAGCCGGCGGCGTCGAGCATGGCGGTCTCGTCACGCAGCAGCGCGCAAATGCGATCTTTCACCAGCCTCTCGAGGTCGGCTGCCGGGACACGGCACGCCGCTTCGGACGCCTGCGGCCGGCCGCGCTTGATCAGCGACTGGCTGACGTAATAGCGATACCTCGTTCCCTTTTTGTTGGCGTGCGTCGGCGACATGCGTTCGCCGCTGTCGTCGTAGACGAGGCCGGCCAGCAAGCTCGGATCAATTGCCTTGGATCGCGTCGTCCGCTCGACGCGGTTTACCGCGAGGGCGGCTTGCGCCGCGTTCCACAACGCTTCGTCGATGATCGCATCGTGCAGGCCGGGATAGCTCGCGTCCTTGTGGACGATTTCGCCGCGATAGATCCGGTTCTGCAGCATCAGATAAAGCGCGCCGCGGGCGATCGGATTGCCGCCTCTTGTAGTGCCGAAGCGATCGAGCCGGGCCTTGCTGACGATGCCGGCCGCATCGAGGTCCTCCTTGAGCGCACGGACCGATTTAATCTCTGCATAGCGGCAGAAGATGTGGCGGACGGTTTCCGCCTAAGTGGCGTTCACGATCAGCTTGCGATCGGCGACGTCGTAGCCGAGCGGCGGGTTTCCACCCATCCACATGCCCTTCTGTTTCGAGGCTGCAATCTTGTCGCGGATCCTTTCGCCGGTGACCTCTCGCTCGAATTGAGCGAATGACAGGAGCATGTTGAGCGTCAGCCGCCCCATCGACGTGGTCGTATTGAATTGCTGTGTGACAGAAACGAACGACACGCCCTTGGCGTCGAACGCGTCGACGATCTTGGCGAAGTCGGCGAGAGAGCGCGTCAAACGGTCGACCTTGTAGACGACCACCGTGTCGACCCGGCCGGCCGCGATGTCGTCGAGCAGCCGCTGCAGGGCCGGCCGCTCCATCGTGCCGCCCGAGATACCGCCATCATCGTACATCTCGGGCAGTGCGACCCAGCCCGCACCCTTCTGGCTCTTGATATAGGCCTCGCAGGCCTCGCGCTGCGCATCAAGCGAGTTGAACTCCTGCTCGAGCCCGTCTTCGCTCGACTTGCGGGTGTATATGGCGCAGCGGACAACCGCTGCGCCATTAGGACAATGGACCGGGCGCTTCCTACTCATGATCGTGCCCTTCGGTGTCCGCCGCCGCGGCGACCGATTTCGGGATAGTGCCTGTCAGCCCGAAAAACCGCGGCCCAGACCAGTGCGTGCCGGTCATCTCGCGCGCGATTACTGAAAGCGAGCGCCACGTCGTGCCCCGCCACTGGAAGCCGCCCTCCACGACCAGGACCTCGTGCGTCTCGCCGCTCCAGGCACGGACCAGCCGCGCGCCCGGTTTCAGGGTGACCTTGCGCGCCTTCGCCAGATCAGACTTTGTGGCCATGGTTCGCGCCAGCTCGCTGAGCTGGCGCTTCGTCGCGGCGCTGAGCCCGCCGAGCGTGCGCTCCTGCAGCTTCCACGCGACGCCCAATTCGAGCAGATCGCGGCTCAGCTTCTTCGGCGGATGTGACCGATGGAGCCGTCGCCATTCCACGCGCAGATCAGATGCGTCCATCTCGGACAGGGTAGCCAGCGCAGCGGCAAGCGTTTCGGTGTCGGCGCACTTTCGCGCGCCGACGTTCGAAGATGGGGTTTCCTTGGGGGACGCGCCCATATGGATCAGCCCCTCGCACGCGCTAGCGTTGCAGGCTTCGCCGCGCCGACGAGGCGGTACGCCTTGCGGTCGGCGTGAGCGTCGAGCTGAAACGTAAATCCGCGCGACTTCAGCCGGCTCAATGCGCCGAGCACCGAGTGCCGCTGCCAGCCCGTGGCCTCGACCAGTTCGTCCGCCGTCGCGCCGCTCTTGGCGGCAAGGCGGTCGATGATGATCCCCAGCTTACCAGCGGGGAGCGGGATCGATGGCGCGACCGCAGGGTCTGCCGTTTTCTTGCGAGCGGTCTTGCGTTTCGGGGCGGATGTGGTCGTCATCGCGTTAACCATGTGGTGATGCTCCATTGTCGGCCACGCGGAACGCATGGCCTTGCACCACCCGAAGCCCCGGATCTGGTCCCCGAGGCGGCACCCGCGGCCCGTAAGGACCGCGCGTCACGCCGTCAGTACCGCTCCAGTGGCCGGCGAAGTCCAGTCGAAAAGAGCCGGCGCCTGGTTGACTCCCATGCCAGTGGCGCCGATCCTATGCCGATGCTCGTAGGCCAGATCGGCAAACATTGCGCGGCGAATACTTGGTCTTCTTTGCGGAGAAAGCGGTCATCAGCATTCCGTCCGAGCTGGTCACTCTCAGGCTCCGCAAAGTGTCCGCTTGACCTTCAGCACCAGAAGATCTTGGTTTGTGGCAATCGGCCAGAAGCGCTATAATTCGAATAAAGATGATCAGTCGTGGTGGTGTCCTGGCCCCATTCGCGGCACAAGTTTCTAAGTTAGAATCCGGCTGCCATTGGCTAGAATCTGGACTGGCCGGAGCGCAGCGTAGGTCAGGGCGAATGCGAGCGGAAAGCTCGTTTGAGGTGTTGGTGGGCGAGTACCAGAGCATTGAAATAAGAGGGCGCGAATAAATGCGCGCCCTCGATGGTCGTTTCAATTAAAGCAGCGGTTGCTGCGGACGCATGTCTTCGGTTTTTATACCAGCAACCGAGACAGGGTTCTTCATGGCGTCACGGCGGAACGGCTCTCCCAGTTCCTGGTTCAGGACGACCTCTATCAAAGTTGTCACGCCGTCCTCCATCTGTTCTTTGATTGCGGTACGCAACATTTCGGTGACTTCATCAGGCGTTCTTGCCTGGACGCCTTTCAGACCACAGCCTTCTGCCACCTTGGCGTAATTCACACCAACGTTCAGCTCCGTGCCGACGAAATTGTCATCGAACCAGAGCGTCGTATTGCGCTTTTCCGCGCCCCATTGGTAGTTGCGGAAAACAACCATCGTGATAGGTGGCCAGTCATTTCGACCACATGCCGTTAACTCGTTCATCGAAATGCCAAAGGCGCCATCCCCGGCGAAGCCGATGCAGGGTGTGTCGGGACAACCGATTTTTGCTCCGAGAATTGCAGGCAGACCGTAGCCGCAAGGGCCGAACATTCCAGGCGCCAGATATTTGCGGCCTTTCTCGAAGGTCGGGTATGCGTTCCCGATTGCGCAGTTGTTGCCGATATCGGTAGAAATGATGGCATCCTGAGGCATTGCCGCCATGATCGCCTTCCACGCCTGACGCGGGCTCATGCGGTCGGGGTCGCGCTCGCGGGCGCGCTTGTTCCAGGTGATGCCTTCGTCATCCGATTCGCTTTCCATGGAAGAAAGTTCCTGAAGCCAACGCGACTTCGTCGTCGCGATCAGATGCTTGCGCTCCTGGCGCCCCTTGTCGCCTGCCGTCGGTGAAAGCTTAGCGAGCAACTGCTCGGCGACCTGCTTGGCGTCGCCCTGAATGCCGACGGTCACTCGTTTGACAAGGCCTATACGGTCGCCGTTTATGTCGACTTGAATCACCTTGGCGTCCTTTGGCCAGTAGTCATACTGGTAGCCCGGCATGGTCGAATAAGGATTGAGCCGGTTGCCAAGTGCGAGCACGACGTCGGCTTTGTTAATGAGCTGCATTGCGGACTTGGAGCCATTGTAGCCGAGTGGACCGACTGATAGCGGGTGTGAGCCCGGGAAGGCATCGTTGTGCTGGTAGTTGCAGCAAACCGGCGCATCCAGCCGTTCGGCAAGTTGCCGGGAGGCATCGATGCCACCGGCGAGAACCACGCCGGCGCCGTTCAAGATCACAGGGAACTTGGCTTCGGATAGAAGGTCGGCTGCGCGCTGAATAGCTTCCGGATCGCCGCCGGGATGCTTCAGGTTGATGATCTGCGGCAGCTCGATATCGATAACCTGGGTCCAGAAGTCACGCGGTACATTGATCTGAGCAGGTGCGCTTCCACGCCAGGCTTTTTCGATCACCCGATTCAGGACTTCGGCAATACGGGATGGATCTCGCACTTCTTCCTGGTAGCAGACGCAGTCCTCGAACATTGCCATCTGCTTGACTTCCTGAAAGCCACCCTGGCCGATGGTCTTGTTGGCAGCCTGAGGAGTGACCAGCAGCAGCGGCGTGTGGTTCCAATACGCGGTGATGATCGGCGTCACGATGTTCGTGATGCCCGGGCCGTTCTGCGCAATGGCCATCGACATCTTGCCCGTTGCGCGAGTGTAGCCGTCGGCGCTCATCCCGGCATTTACCTCATGGGCGCAATCCCAGAACTTAATTCCGGCGTCGGGAAACAGGTCCGAGATCGGCATCATTGCCGAACCGATGATGCCAAAGGCATGTTCGATTCCGTGCATCTGCAGGACTTTTACGAATGCCTCTTCTGTGGTCATCTTCATGGCTGATACTCCTCTGGGAAAATAGAGCCGGGTTGTTTCACTCAAGCTTGCTGGCGCCTGCGATCGGCAAGGATCATGTCGCTGGCTTTTTCGCCGATCATGATGCACGGCGCGTTTGTGTTGCCGCTTACGACAGACGGCATGATCGAGGCGTCCGCGATGCGCAAACTCTTGAGACGGTGAACGCGCAAGCGGTCATCAACGACAGCGAGTGGATCGCTGCCCATTTTACAGGTAGATGTCGGGTGGTAGATCGACTGACCCATGCTGCGGGCCGCATCGAGGAGTTCTTGGTCTGTCTGAGGATTGCCCTTGGGCATTGTCCGACATCAACACCTGTGAGACTAAACTAGCGGCTTGAGGAACGGATGATTTTGGGCTCATCGTAACCACTGAGGAGTGGAGCATGAGACAGAAATCCAGCCCGCCAGAGACACCGTCCG